TGACCGAACGTGACCGGCTTCTCGTTATCCCCTTACGTGTGCGCGTGTACGCACGTAAAGAGGGTTAATGGAATTACGGTCACGTTCGGTCACAAACCGGAAAAACACGGAGTGACGAATGATGAACGCAACAATTCTGGCCCTCGATCTGGGCACTCACACCGGGTGGGCTCTGCACCACCTGGACGGCACCATCACCAGTGGCACTGAGCATTTCAAACCAGGCCGATTTGAAGGCGGCGGCATGCGCTTCCTGCGATTCAAGCGCTGGCTCAACGAACTGCTTTCCACCAGTGACAACATCAATGCCGTGTTCTTCGAGGAAGTCCGGCGGCATGCAGGCGTGGATGCCGCGCACGCCTACGGCGGGTTCATGGGACACCTGACCGCCTGGTGTGAGCATCACCATATCCCTTACCAGGGCGTGCCGGTCGGCACGATCAAGAAGCACGCGACCGGCAAAGGCAACGCCGGCAAGGCCGAAATGATCACAGCCGTTGTTAAGCGCGGCTTCACCCCAGTCGACGACAACGAAGCCGATGCGCTGGCCCTGCTGCACTGGGCTATCGAGACGCAGGAGGTGTGAGATGAAGATTCCGGCAAACACCTATCGCTGCCCGCTCGGTCGCCTGCAACCACAGACCACCGATCTCGAAGCGGTCAAGCAAATCGGCTGGCGCGATCAGCACATCCTCGTGGTGTCGGAGCAGGACGAGCGGCTGGATTTTGTCGAGAAGGAGTTCATCCGCCGCATCGGCGAGCGGCTCTACGGAGCATCGAACAAAGGAGCGCGTCATGACTGAGTGGACGATGGACGACGTGGCCGCGCGTTTCCTTGAGGCAGCCGAGACGGGGCGGCGACTGCCCCCGGTCAGGGTGCAGGGCTACTTCAACGTGTGGCCCGCCTTCGCGCGCAAGGAGTGGGAAACCTTCGCTGGCGAGGATTACGAATACCGGCCTCTGCCGCCCACTCCGGAAGCCATCGATCGAATGATGGAAGCCATGCGCTGGGTGCAATGGCTGGAGGAGGAGCAACGCCACCTCATCTGGATGCGGGCCAAGCAGCGCGAGTGGAAGGACATCTGTCGGCGCATTGGCTGCGACCGAACGACGGCATGGCGGCGGTGGCAGAAGGCTCTGCAACTGGTGGCACAGCATCTCAATGCCGGTCCACCTTTGGCATCTTCAAGATGATCAGAACTGAATGCCGACGATCTCGTCATCCTCATCCAGTGAATGATCGCTCGGGCGTTCTTGGAACACCCCTTTGTGCCAGATGAATTCAGGCAGCCAGAAGGAGCTTTCGCATTCGTGTACCTTTGCCACGACGGCCTTAGCATTCGCAGGAATATCGGACCCTGTGTAACGGAAGAACACATAGTCCATGAACCTGTCCTGCATCCATTCTTCCTTGTCATGTTTGTAATTCGGATCGTCGCCAGTGGACTCGCCGTCCTCGTAAGTTGCACGGCTGTAGGCGTAGATGTCATCAGCGCAAAGGACAAAAGCGAATGGATCTTCAACGAACCCACCAGACGGGTCACGAAAATCCATCGCGTCCTTGATATCCATCGCGATGATCACGCCGAAGTAATACGCCTGCTCGGTCGGCTTGAACGCACTGGCCGATTCGGAGACGTGGTGCCAGTGGTTGAAACCAGCCGCTTTCGCAACCTGATCTAAGGCTTCGTGGTGGGATATCCCATTGTCCCGCTTCAGGTTGCGGGCCTTCTGCTTGAGTTTCTCTACGTTAGCGGCAGAGATGATGATTTGGGTATGCATTGTGGAACTCCTATCCAGTTAGCGGAAAACCGGTGCCCACTGCCAAGACCCGCTGGTTAGGAATCTCAAATGCAAATCGGTGAAGATCGTCCCGTCCGGGTGCGCCAAGGTGGGCAGCAGGCTTCGATCCAGCCAGACGCAAGGATAGCAAGTTGAGGCGCTGTCGTGAACCATCAGTCAGGCGATAGCAATTTAACGTGAATTAGCATGAATGCGAGTAGCAGGGCGGCAATGGGCGTGCTTGAGCGCTTTTCCAGCGTGCAACATCTCAGGCGGTTTTCACGTAGGATTTCGCTATCGTCGACCAGACGCGCAAGCTCCCTGACCTTCCGCAACGGAAGGTTTTTCTGACCACCTTCGGGTGGTCATTTTTTGAGTGTCAGATGGTCGGCAGATATTCAACGGGTCCTTCCTGTCGCCTCTGCCATGCGGGAGGCGAGAGCGCGGCCTTTCGATAGTGTCCGACTGCAAACCGAGGTTTGCAGGGTTTGCGGGGTTTGCAGGTTTGCACCCCGCACCCATTTCCCGAGCCCGCCCATGGTTTGATCGTCGGCGGGCTTTGTCGTTTCCAGCGCAACAGCGCACCCATTCGGAGATCCTTGATCTGAACACGCTCGCCGTCGAATACCGCAAGGTTGAGACGCTCATCCCCTTTGCCCGTAATCCCCGGACCCACTCCGAGGCGCAGGTAGCCAAGATCGCGGCCAGCATCGTGGAATACGGCTGGACTAATCCGCTCCTGGTGGATGGCAACAACGGTCTCATCGCAGGCCACGGACGTCTCGCAGCCGCCCGCAAGTTGGGGCTGGCCGAAGTGCCGGTGATCGAGTTGGGCCATCTCTCGCCGACCCAGAAGCGGGCCTACGTGATCGGCGACAACCAGCTCGCGTTGCAGGCAGGCTGGGACGAGGAACTGCTGGCGCTGGAACTGGCCGAGTTGCAGGAGGCCGGCTATGACCTCCTACTTACCGGCTTCGATGATGGCGAGATCGAACGGCTGCTGGCCGATGCTGTCGGGGTTGAAGACGAACCCGACGGCGAGCCGACAGGTGACGAGCCGGATGCGGCTGACGAAGTACCCGACGCACCGGCCAATCCTGTCTCCCGCCAGGGCGATGTCTGGCAGCTGGGTGCGCACCGCATGATCTGTGGTGATGCCGCCGACGCCAATGTGGTTGCTGAGCTGATGGCCGGCGAGTCCGCCGATCTGTGCTTCACCTCGCCGCCCTATGGCAATCAACGTGACTACACCAACGCCATCGTTGATTGGGATGACCTGATGTGCGGCGTCTTCGCCCGACTGCCCATGGCTCCTGATGGCCCGGTTCTGGTCAACCTCGGGTTGATCCACCGCGACAACGAAGTCGTTCCCTACTGGAACGGTTGGCTCGACTGGATGCGCAGCCAAGGCTGGCGGCGCTTTGCATGGTACGTCTGGGACCAAGGGCCAGGGATGCCTGGAGATTGGTCTGGCCGGTTAGCCCCGAGCTTCGAGTTCGTATTCCACTTCAACCGCGATACGGGCAAACCCTGCCGCAAACCCAACAAGATCGTGCCCTGCAAATTCGCGGGGCAGGAAACGCACCTGCGCGCCGACGGCTCCTCAACGGCCATGCGCGGCAAGGATGGCGAAGTCGGCGGCTGGACCGCTGCTGGTCAGCCTACCCAGGATTACCGCATCCCCGACTCGGTGATCCGGGTCATGCGGCACAAGGGCAAGATCGGTCAGGACATCGATCACCCGGCCGTGTTCCCGGTAGACCTGCCGGCCCTCATCATGAAGTCCTTCACCGACGTGGGCGGGATCGTGTTCGAGCCCTTCGGTGGCTCCGGTACTTCGATTCTTGCTGGGCAACGGGCCGACCGAAAAGTAAGGGCGGTGGAAATCGCACCGGAATATGTGGACGTGGCCATCAAGCGTTTCCAACAGAACTATCCCGGCGTGCCGGTGACACTGATTGCCAGTGGTCAGACGTTTGACGCCGTTGCCGCCGAACGGCTTGGCACAATGGAGTTGGCGCAATGAGCATCTCCTGGCTCGCCAACAAGATCGAGCAGTGGCCGACCGGCAAGCTGCTGCCGTATGCGCGGAATGCCCGCACCCACACCGACGCCCAGGTCGCGCAGATCGCCGCATCGATTGCCGAGTTCGGTTTCACCAATCCCATCCTCGCCGGAGGCGACGGCGTGATCGTGGCCGGGCATGGGCGCCTCGCCGCCGCCCAGAAGCTCGGCATCTCGACCGTGCCGGTCGTGGTGCTTGACCATCTCACACCCACCCAGCGCCGCGCCCTGGTCATCGCGGACAACCGCATTGCTGAGAACGCCGGCTGGGATGAGGCCATGCTCCAGGTGGAACTGGCGGCCCTCCAGGACGACAACTTCGACCTGTCGCTCACCGGTTTCGACGCCGATGCACTGGCCGATCTGTTGGCCGGCGAGGAGACCACGACAGATGGGCAAACCGATGAGGATGCCGCGCCCGATGTGCCGGAGATTCCGGTGTCCCGGCCTGGCGACATCTGGATCTGTGGCGACCACCGTGTGCTCTGCGGTGACGCCACCGATGCCAATTGCTATGAGGCACTGCTGGTCGACGAGCGGGCTGACATGGCTTTTACCGACCCGCCCTACAACGTCAACTACGCCAACACGGCCAAGGACAGGCAGCGTGGCAAGGATC